TTCTTGACCAATTGGAGATTGAAGTCTCAAATTAGCTACAGTCATTGGAGAGTCTTGAGTTTTAAATGGAATTTTTCTTTGTGCCATTATGCTATTACCCAGCTTTTAGCTCGTTTTTTAGGCTTATACCAGTCTTTTTTTGATTCATTTTGTCTCATATTTGGCGGAAATGCATGTAATTGTGCATAATATAGGGTCTCAATCGTATCATCATGGGCCATTTTGGGGCCAAAAGTAATGATTTCGTTGATTAAATCAAACATATTTTCCTTTAAATATACGTTTCCAGTACTAAATCTACCACTTAAACCACTATATATTCTATTTCTTTTGTTTGTTCCACCAGGCTTTTCTGGAATTACTCCAATATTATATTTATTCTCTAATCTTCTTCTTTCATTTAAGGATTGAAATATTGACCTATTCATAGCAACATCTTCTACAGTACTTGATACACAACTATATTTTTCATGCATATCCATTATATAATCAACGACACCTTTCTTTCCCATTATCTCACCATTGTTATCTCTTGAGCCAACAGTAGGAATACTTCGATGTCTTTCATATTCTAAAACATATAATTTATTATTTGGGTCAATAGCAATTGCCATTATAACAGAGAAATCAGAAGTCTTAGTGTCAATATCTGTAGCTGGGTCACAACCAATGAATGTGTTGCAAGGAAGCTTTTCACCATCCACGTGAATGTAGTTAACCCCATCCTCATTCTCATAATATCCTTCCCAATGTTTTATATGTCTTCTATTCCATACTGAATCTTCTTCAGATTGAACTTCCATCATATATTCTTGATAGAATTTTTGGGATTGACCACTATCGTAGTAGAATTTTTTCTTTTCGTCTAATTTCTCTTTGGAGAAAAATGATGGCCAAAGAGGAGTTCCATCTGGCAAAATTGCCTTATAAGTTATTACCCTCCAAGAAAAATCTTCGCCACTTTTTTCAGCTTTTTTATAATTATTAATGAGATTATTAATAAAGGAGTCATAATGAACGGGAGTGCCATTAACACGGAGCCGACCAGTATGAGGCTCAAGCGCGGGATAAACAACAGCCGTGACGAGATTTGCGTTTTTCGCTCTTGCGTCTGGAGTGATTGTATTTGCTTCATGTTCAAAGTCATCCAATATAATTAGGTCATATCTTTTGTGTAATTTTGCACCACCTCGAATACCTGCCACATTACTTTTAGATATTAGTTTGCAACCATTAGTTAATTCTATATCCTCTTCTGTCCATTTTTTCCCTTTTAAGTTGCCGAAAAAATACTTAATACTATCGTTAAACTCAAGATGATGCTTTATATAATCCATATTACCTACTGACAATTTTTGAGTAGCAGATACCCAAGCATAGAAATGCATATCATCTTTAGGGCAAAAAACAAAATCTTTTATAATAGATGCTTTCGTTAATACAGTCTTTCCATGACCTCTAGGAAGAATGATGCCCAATTGCTTTATATTAAAATCATCAATAGAATCAGCCATCTCATAGTGAAATGGAGGAGTCTCACTTCTCAGGAAGTCATCAGGAAGAAACAACTTGCCAAATGCAATTAAATCATTATGAGCAAGTAATAATTGTTCTTCAGCTTCGCTTACGTTTCTCTTGTTTATGTTCGGCATCTTCTTTTTCTTTATCTAAAAATTTTTGAAATTTCTTTTCATCCTTATTCATTTTTATATAAAAGTCAAGCACTAATTCACAATTACGCTGTCTTTCAATAGAATTAGCTAGAGCATATTCTAACATAGAAACTCTATTAATCAAGTCTTTTCTTTTTAATCCCCTTTTCGTTGCCTTCATTTCATTTCCTCTATTTTAAATTCTTCTAAAAGTTTATCCTCATCTGCATCTTTAGTAAAAGATACAATCGAGTCTACAAATCCTTGAACATATGCTTTTGATTCTATCATTGTATCAAAAGACCTCATTAATGCATCACTTTTATCTGTTTTAGCTTCTTTCCATAAAACTAAAAACTTCCCTCCATATATCATTTGCCTTGTCCTCTGTATTTTTTCTTATAATACTTTTTACTTCTCTTATTACCAAGTTTAGTATTCTTACTCATTCCTTGTCTTGTTTTCTTCCTTCTCGGTTTTTTGATATACTCATCCACTATACATTTTTCCTTTAAAGATTGCCTTACCATCATATATACCAATAGAGTCTACTTGGAATCTATCTTTATCATATTCTACTACACCAAATCCCTGTTGCCAATTATATCGAGTACCTCCGCCAGGAACAATACCATCTATTCTTGCAAGAGTACCTAATGAGATTGCTTGATATATCTTTGGTTTCCCATGAGTCCAAACTGTCTTATGACCCATCTCTAATCTATGAACATGACCTTGGATTACACTAATTCTTGGAGAGTCCAACATTTTCATCACACTTTGACCACTTTTCGGCCCTACTTTATTTCCATGTATACATACTAGATTATCATTTATGTAGAACTCTCCATGCGGATAATTACCTACATATTCAACTCCCATCTTATGTAACCCTAACATATAAGGTACTGAAAGAATAGGAGGAACATCAGGTTCATTTGCTGGCTTGATACCATAAGCTTGAATTGTATTTTGTACAATACTATCAATCATTCTCTTTTCATGGTTTCCTTCTATATAAACCATCTCATTACAATATGGTCTTAATTCTGCAATCCAAGAGGCTAACCAATCTAAACTAGGTTGTGTTGTAAAATAAAATTCTGGTGAACGGACATAATGAGTAGACCAATCAGGTAAATCAAGCATATCACCTAATAATATTAGGCGATTAGGTCGTATCTCCTTAACTATTTCAGTTGCAACTGCGATAGCCTTCAAATCATGAAGTGGAGATAACTTTCCAGTATTAAAATCCTTTTTAAACCCTACTTGAGCATCTGGTAATACAACATCAACCTTCAAATCTCTCTTTGGAAACTTTACCTTAAAATTAGTTGGTTTAACAGTAGCACCTTGAACTACTGGGAAATCACACTTTACTGGTATCTTTCTTACAAGGGTTGCTCTTGCTTGATAGTTTGTATGAGTATTCCATGCTATCTTACCATCTATTTCTTCCTTTGCAGATACATCCCATTGATTCACTTTAAAGTTAGTTACTTTCCAATCTTCTTCTGAGACGTTGAATTTGTCTAATAAATCTTGTAACGTTGGGGCTTTTCCCGTTGCGACATTATCTGTTAGATAGACATAATTTAATTCTTCTACCATAGAAGATGTAGATATATTGGAGTCTCCAAAACTGCTTAAGTTATCTGAAAATTCCTTTCCACACTCATTACATTTATATCTTTGGACATCTTTTCTTTTTCCATTTTTCTTGGTTCGACTAGAACCACATTTACGGCAAGTCATCAGTCTCTCCTTTTACTTCTTCAAGTTGAGGTCTTTCAGCTTGTTTTAGCTGTTCAGGCGAAAAGCCTTGGAACATACCTATTATTCCCATTTCTTTTTGCTTAATAGTTGTACCAGAAGTACCGATTATTTTTGCAAGTTCCTTTGTTGACTGCAATACGATACCATCATCTGAACTACTATCAGCTAGACATTTTAATTTATTAAGAACATATTCGTGGTCTAATCCCATTCCTTTTGCTATGTCTAATACTGACTTTTCTACTTCTTGCATAACTCTTTCCTGTTTTAATAATATTGTTGCTTTTCTCCTTGCCTGTAATTCATCATCACTACTGAAAGCGTCCATATATGCTTTTACAGGCCCCATACCAACTGCAACATTTGTTGCGAAAATCTTTTCTTTATTGGTTACTCCTTCTCTTTCTTTAACCGATTTAGGGTTCTTTCCAGAGAATGTATACCTATTTGGGTGCTTTGAAAAATCCGTATCCATCTTGACACCCTTCGTTTTTAGGAATGTACCAACAATTGTCCGTACATATCCACTAGCATATTTATAGTTCTTTCTATCGTTGGGGTGTTTGATTTTGTCTACAACTTTGAGAAGTTGCACTATCCTTTTGTCATCGCTCCAGACCCAGTCTCCTTCTTTTGCTAGGCGCCAGTCTTTTTTAGGAGTCTTATCTGGATGAGCATTATAAAACTCAGATATGTGTTCGTATATGTAATGCTTTTTATTCTTTATCTGGCGGTAGTCCATTTTCTCCTTTTGGAAACTCACACGACTGTCTATATAGCATATCTATCAGTCTATTGACTGCTACTGGTATATAATATACCTGATTATCTATCTCGATTGGACATTTTTCTTGCGAGGAGAGCTTTTTTAAAACTTCCTCTTGGTCTTCTTTAGAAAGACTAGCGAGTTCATTCATGCCGAAGGCCATACTAATACAAGAATACTATCTCGCCAGCCGCTGGGGCTGAATCATCCCCGTTGTCTCTTGCTCCTTCTGCACATACTTGTAATACCGTTCCTGCTGGGATTGCCTTGAAATGTATCCAAGAACCTCCAACATAAAGGTTATAGTTTCCTGCTACTCCACAATATACTGCTCTACATGGGTCTAAAGTTGCAGTCGCAACCTCGACACTTACTGCTTTAATATATGGTGCAAGACTCTCCCTTTCGGTAAAATCCATTAATCCTTTAGGCATTTATATACTCCATTTCATATGTGGAAATATAGGTGTAATAATTCTCATGATACAACTCCTTTTTAAGCCGTACTTGTTATACAAGTGTTACTCTGAAATACAAATAAAAATATTAATTAGCCGCCCTAATTATATCAAACTTAAAAGTCGAAAGTCAAGGATTATTTTACAAATGACCAAGTTATTTCCGAAAAAAATTGAAGGATTTTGATATACACTCTTTTACACACATATACCCACTAAAAGTGGGATTTGCTTATAGCAATTTTAGTTATATTTCATTTTTTGAAATTTTTATGAGTAGTTAATAAATAAATACTTAGAAAAGGAGGCACAATGCCTAATAAAGTAACACTCGAATCTCTTAAAAATGCTTTAGATGAAGTAATAGCTAAAGGTATCACAGACTATCTTAATGCACCAGCCAGACGAGGGTATTCTCGTTTAGCAGGCCAGTCAATCCCTAGTAAGAATGATGTGGCACGTGCAACCAATCAAAACTGTCGTCATCTCAATGATATGGCGGTAAGTTTATTTGGTACTTCTATATTCGAAGACCCTGACACAGTAGAAGTTAAAATAGGTACTCCAAAGGATTAATGAATAGGGCCTTTAATTAGGCCCTTTCACCTTTATATATACTTACAACCGTTCCTTTCTGTGTTGAAATGTGAGATAAACACCACCATTCTGTGTGCATACACGAACCAATAATGTGATGATAATATTTGGTCTCACAAACCTTTCTAATAATACAATTTCGTAGTAACTTGGTCATAAACCCCATGAAAGGAGAGAAACCTCATGATAGACTATATTT